GTGCTCTTTTTTAAACTCTGCGTATGTCATACCCTTTAAACCTCATATAATCAATTCTAAGCCGTTTTAACAGGGTAACCCGTGCTACCCTATAGGCTAACCATTAAACCGCTGTAAATGCTCTGTAGGCTTGTATTAATACCACGGTAACTAAACCACCGCCAACCACACCGGCACAAAATAACAGCACTAGGTCGACAATTCTACTGTACTTATAATTTTTCATCATATAGAGCCTCATTAAAGACTACATCCAGTTGCTGCGCTGTTAAATGCGCGTCTGCTATTACGTGGTGCGATATATTAAAGCCATAGGTTACCAAATCGTGCAGGCGGTTATCCTTTGACCCGAAAGTGTCGCGTTTACAGTCGTAATAATAATCTACTGTTTCCGCTGTTTTAGCCGTGTTTATTACTTGTACTTTTTTCACTGTATAAACTCCCCTGATTAGAATAACATTATATAAACGAGCGCAGTATACATAAATTTAGCTGTTACTGCCGCCCCTAGTATTACAACCGACCAACCAAACACGCTGACCGCTATATCTTGGCACAACTCCCGTCGTGCCTTGCTTTTCAATTGTTTACGCTTTGCGCTATTCATGTTATGCCACCTCTACTGTCTGAATTAGATTACTTTTAAAATTGTTTTTACGTTGCCCGTGAACCACTATGGCTATATTTTTACTTTGCCCGTCACACAATCCACAATCAATACACTGTATTCCCTTGCTATCCGCTAAACATTCTATTTCGTTATTATAAAGGCTGTCATCTGGTAGTGCAACTCTAAAAGTCTTGGCACCTAGTGCCTGATATTTTAACGCTTGCTTAGGTGTGTCCGCTGATACTTGGCACACTGACAAATAACGCTTATCAAATGCTTTGTGTGCTATCTGGTGCGTATAGCCAGTGTGTACGCTTGAAAGCTCTACCAATGGCGCGAACACCTCAAAGGGCACTGCTGCGGGGTCGCCGTATGCACCTAGTCTAAGGGCGCGACCGGCTAAAATGCTGCTATGCTCTGCGCTGCTATATGTAGGGTATAAGCCTCGCTTGTAACTACGGTAAACGCTTAATGGTGCCTGATGCGTCATAACATAGCACGCGCCGCCGGTATTATGACGCTGTGGGCAATTTCCACAAACACTAGAATCGTCGCCGCTTTTGATTGCCTGATGCGGCTCTATATCGCTGCGCAAAATCCAAGTTTGAACCATTGCGCCCGTCTTGGCATTGCTTGTCTCTAAGGTAGCGACTACTACAATAGGTGCGCCATCTAGTACGCTAGGGCCATCATATAAGACAAAACCCTTTTGCTTTGACTTTGCTACTGTTGGTTTTTTTACCGCGCTGAATTTTTGCATTGTTTTAACCTCTTAGGTTTAACAGTTGTTTTGAGTATACCGGCGATTTTACACCACTGGCATAGTTAAAGCAACTAATATCTTTCGTGTCTGCTATTAAATTCTTCAATCCATCTTTCAAGCGTAAAATCGTTTAGCTTGTAAACACCTATTGATTCGCAATCGGTATAGCTAATATCTGTTGGGTGTATCCAGTAGAAATACCCCTCACCTTTGTAAAGCTCCCAACCTGACTCAATTTCCTGAATCGCTTTGTTTACCTTTTTTAGTGTGAGCATCTTATCACCTTTTAGGTTTGCCCCCTTTCGACGGGGGCGTTTAGTTTGTTTAGGCTGCGTTACGTTCTACTCTCTCTGCTCTGCGCGACTCTGTGAGCTGTGTCTGTGCGTCCTGTAGCGTCTCCTGTGCGTCGTCTACTTTGACTTTAGCCAGTTCAATCTGTGCGCGTCGGACTGCGGCCTGTGCTTTGTCGTATGCACTGCCGTCGCTCAATGCATTCCACGCCTTATGCTTTGCCGTCTCATAAGCAACCTCTAACTGTGCGTCGTAAACCCTGTATTGTTCGCGCTGTACTGTCAGCGAGTCCATCTGTGCCGCTGTCGCGTCCGGCCCGTGTAGCTCCCAATACTCATTAGTGAGGCTAGTAATTTCGTGCTTAACCGCTACTTGTAAACGGTTGATAGTGGCTTGACAGTTTAAGTCCAATTTGTAGTTGCTCATCTTGTATTCTCCAAATGCACCATTGTGGTGCGTTATATACAGAAGGCCATTCCCTCTGTTGATGCTGACATTTTATAGAACTGACAGAGCATGTCAACATATTTCGCAACTATTTTTCATTTATTTTTCCTAGCAATATCCGTGCCAACTATTCTAGTCCTACCTTCTATCATGTGCGCGCGTACGTATAGCACAGGTAAACCATAGAATCAATATAACTTTTAGCTATAAGAAACACCACCTTATATAACCAACAAAGGTAGCACCGCTGAAGCCTAGGCGTGGCAAGGGATACAGAGGATTTCGACGTTCGGACCTTGACCCTTGCCATGATATAGGTAGACGTTAAACGCTGTTAGACGGCAATTGAGAGCCTTTAATAACTATAGAACTATTAGTTATAACTCATATAATCTATATGCTAATTGAGTATAGAATATATGTGGACAATAGTATACAGGATGTGCTAGGTATTCTCAGGTGGCCTATAGGTACCCACAAGCACACTCACACCCATGCTGTCAAGGGTTTACTAATGTTTTCCCGTGACTACTATCGACTACTTGGTCACCATTAGATTTGACATCATGCTGCCGGTATGCTAGAGATTTACAAGGGGGCGGGGGGGCGCGTGGACATCGCGGGATTGTTACGGTAACCCCCTAGATACAAAAAAGAGTGAAAAGTCAATAAAAAGACAATACAAAAGGTTACCAAAAGTAACATTAAAGGTAAGTATCTCATGTATACATAAGTAAGCCTAAGTCATTGATTTTGTTGGGCAAAAGCGGGTACGTGCGGGTACTAAGGTAATTACTTTAATGCTTTTACTAAATTAGTTAAAATAAAGCTTGACATTTGCCTAAGAATATGTTATAATAATACTATAGTATAGTTTAATTTACTAAAGAAAAGCTCCTACAGCAACTACTAAGGAAACATACTAAGGTATACTTAAGTATACTAAGGTAAAGGCTTAATGTTTGTAGAAGGAGTATTTACTAAGGAACACCAAAGAATACTTAAGTATACTAAGGAGTAGTTTTTTGTCAGATTTAAAAAACGACGATGTCAAGGATAAACCTAAGCGCAGAGGGAGGCCACCTAAGTCAGAGATGGTCAACCGTAAGCGTGGCACAGTAGGAACCCGTGGTCGTCCCAAAGGTGATGCAGCTATCATCAACGAATATAAGACTAGGATGCTAACGTCCCCTAAGTCAGCCAGAGTGTTGGAGTCTATCTTTGATGCAGCTCTTAACGATGACCATAAGAATCAGGCAGCGGCTTGGAAGCTAGTCATAGATAGAGTCCTCCCTGCAAGCTACTTTGATAAGGACAAGGCAGGAGGAAGTAAAGGTGGAATCAACATCTCGATTACCGGAGTGGGCGGAGAGACTACTGTCATCTCCGAAAGCAGTAACGAAGAGCAAGCTGAAGATGGAGAGTTCATTGACATATAATCCTAAGTACTTCGCCCTGAGCGAGTTCAACTGTCAAGAGACGGCTGAGAATGAAATGCAGGATGAGTTCCTAAAGAAGCTCGACCACTTACGGGAAGCCTGCGGGTTTCCTTTTGTCATAACTAGCGGATACCGCAGTACGAATCATTCAAACGAGAGAAATAAAACAAATGGTGGTGGGACGCATACTCAAGGCATTGCAGCGGACATTAGGGCATTGTCAGGAGCAGAAAGATACACCATCGTCAAACACGCACTCGCCCTTGGGTTTACAGGAGTGGGAGTGGCTAAGTCTTTCGTTCATGTTGATATTCGCACTTCAGTTCCTGTAATCTGGACATACTAATAATGAGAAAATTTACTGTAGGTAGAGACTTAGTAGCTAACGTAGAGACTACTTTGTTTACTGTCCCTAAGGGGATGCTTTACGACATCAAACTAATCCATATGTCCAACAACGGAAGTAACAACATAGCAGGAAGTGTGAAGTGGCACGACAATAGTCAGGGCGTTGACGTACCTTTCCTTAACGGAGCTTCATTTACTACGGGAGAAACAAAGTCCTTTGACCAGTTAGATTTTGTCCTTACAGAGAATGACCAGATTAAAGCCTTAGCAGCAGGAGATAATATGTCCGTTATAGTCACCTTTGAGATGTATCCCGCTATTGCATCCATGAACAACTTTGTATAATGGCTATTAAGTACATACACGTCAACCAACACAAGATTAAAGCCAACCTAAAGCATGGTACTAATGAGCCTGTAATCACCGTTAAGGAAGGCAAGAAGAACACCTACGGACACTCCGTTAAGATACACGGAGAGTCTGAGGTTATCTACGGTGGTAGTGACAAGCCTATACTGTCTTGCGGTGCTAGGGTTGTAATTAAAACTAAAGCGGATGTAACCATTACGTAAGGAACTAAAATGTCATCTTATTTAAACACAAACATGAAACAACCTTTTGACATGAAACAGGCAAAAAGTCAAGCAGGTATGCTTACTGAGTTTACTCCGATAGGTGACGCACGTGCTATAGCGGAAATACCTGAGTTACTACAAAAAAAGGATTATCTTGGCGTAGGTGTCAATGCGTTGTCCGTTATCCCTGTAATAGGTGTTATAGGCGACGCTGCTAGAGTAGGTAGAAAAGCAGAAGATGCTCGGATTGATGATTTAGTGTCAAGATTTGCAAGCAACATTAATAAACCTGTAACACAGACCACCGAGTACGTAAGCAAAAACAAACCTATGAACAGAGTTGATGTAACTCACAGCGCGGAAGAGCTTAAAGGTTTTGACTTAAAAGACGAACTATATCACGGAACTGATGAAATGTTTAGTTCTTTTAACTTAAAAGCTTCTAAGAAGAATAGAGGAACTAATGTTGAAGGTGCTTATTTTTTTGACGTTAAAAACAAAGAAAACGCCTTAGATTACGGAGAAAGAACAATAATAGCTGTTCCTCGTTCAGGTTTAAAAACTTTTAATCGACAAGAAAAAACTCCCGAAGTTTCTCCGGCAATGTTAAAAGAATATAAAAACCAGATGAAAAAGGCGTACGGTTCTCGTTTGGCCCCCGAAGACCTTGATGATTACGCGAAAGAGTTTGCTAGTAATGCTAGAACTAAATGGGACGTATTTACAGGGAGCCAAAAAGCCGCTATTCTAAAAGCAGGCGGTTACGGTAAATATGTAGACGGGAACGAAATTGTAATTTTAAATCCTTCTGATATACTGATGAAAGGGCAGTATAGTCCTCTTGATAACGGCCTTGCTGCAAGAGCTAAAACAGCTAAAACATTCGTGGACTCTCTTTAAATGACTGACTTAAAAGTAGAACTCCTACCATGGCAGCAGGAAGTATGGGCGGACAATGCTCGTTTCCAAGTCATAGCAGCAGGACGACGTACAGGTAAGTCCAGACTAGCAGCGTGGAAGCTAATCATTGAAGCCTTGGGTACGACCAAGGGTCATGTCTTCTACGTAGCACCTACACAGGGGCAGGCTAGGGACATTATGTGGCAGTCCTTGCTAGAGATTGGCAACCCTGTCATTGCTTCCAGTCATGTCAACAACCTACAACTTAAACTGGTGAATGGTGCTACAATCGCACTCAAAGGTGCTGACAGACCTGAAACCATGCGTGGTGTCTCCCTTAAGTTCCTAGTAATGGATGAGTACGCAGATATGAAGCCGGAGGTGTGGGAGCAAATCCTACGCCCTGCTCTCGCTGACCAAAAGGGTTCAGCTATGTTCATCGGTACACCAATGGGGCGTAACCACTTCTACGACCTCCATCAGTACGCTAACATAGCTAACGACCCTGATTGGGCAGGATACCACTTCACTAGCTTTGATAACCCTCTAATCGACCCTGACGAGATTGATGCAGCTAAGAAGTCCATGTCTGCCTTCTCCTTCCGACAGGAGTTTATGGCATCCTTTGAGGCAGCAGGTGGTGAACTCTTTAAGGAGGAACACGTTAAGTTCTGTGAGGAAGAACCTGATGGTGGTCAGTTCTATATAGCAGTCGATTTGGCAGGATTCGCAGAAGTTGAAAAAGCTACAACTAAAACAAACAGACTTGACCAAACGGCAATTGCGGTGGTTAAAGCAGGTACGGAAGGTTGGTGGGTCGCAGACATCATCCACGGTAGATGGGGAGTCGAAAAGACAGCAAGGAAAATCTTCGAGGCCGTCAGGGACTACCAACCAGTCGCAGTAGGGATTGAGAAAGGTGCGTTGAAGAATGCTGTCTACCCCTACTTGAATGACATAATGAAAAAGAATCAAAGGTTCTTCCGTATCGAGGAGCTTACCCACGGTAACAAACGTAAGATTGACCGTATTGTATGGGCCTTACAAGGTCGCTTTGAACACGGTAAGATAA